TGGCTGATCTGGCTCTGCTGCATCCGCCACTGGAGCTGCCGGGTCAGCTGATTCTCTGGAAGAGCAGCGACCAGGGCCCGGACTTTCAGCATGGCGCGGGTGTAGATCCCGCGAAGCAGAGCCCAGATCCGCTTTTCCCAGGCCAGGAGCCAGCGGAACAGGCGTAGTAGGTAGCTCTCTTCCTCCTCGGTCACGCTTTGTGCTTACCGGGGCGCATGGGAGTGGCCAGTGTCTGGCTGCCTTTGGATGCACCGGCGCTGGCCTTGCCGCTGGTGGCGCCGCCAGGGCCCGCTGGTGTGGGGGCGTGCTCTGCGGCCACCTTGGCTTCGGCGTCGAGGCGTTGCATGTCCATCGCCAGCTGCTCTTCCAGTAGTTCCTTGGTGGCCACCATCTCCTCCTCCAGATCGATGTAGACCGGGAGCACCTCGCCTTCCTGCAGGATGCGCAGCAGGGTCTCCTGGCTGATCGCGCCCTGCATGTAGAGCTGCAGGTAGGCCGTGATCTGGTTCCCGTCCAGCAGGCGGTTTTCGTAGTCCTTGGGGATGGTGACCGTGGGGGGCTCGACCCCGGCGTATTCACCGGCGATCTTCACCACGCTCTCGATGGCGCGGGCCAAGTCCTCACTGATGATGGACATGATCGAGTCACTGTCGATTCGATCGAGGCGCTTGGCCTCGGCGGCAGCGTTGGTGATGTTCTGCTTCGCCAGGGTGTTGATGCCTAGGGAGCTGATCTGCTCCTCCAGGGTCTGCAGGCACTTCAGTTGGGCGTCGAAGGCATCGCTCCGCGGTTCGACGTAGTAACCGTCTCCATCAGGCGGGAGGAGAACCGCTGTATTGACGGACAGGCCCACAGGTTTGCCGGTGTCCTGATCGAAGCCCTTGAGGATGAGGATCGGGGATGCACCGACGTGGATTGCGAAGTGGTAGTCGGTGAATCGCTGTGCGTAGCTGAGGTTGAGGTAAGCAACCTCGAGCAGAGGAGGGCGGCTCAAGAGAGTGCCTAGCCGGTTGCTGTAGACCGTCTGCAGCGGAATCTCATCGATGGTGGTCTCTCCGCTTTTGTAGAGAGACCAGCCCATGCTCGAAGCCTCATCGCGGCGCCAGAGCTGCCAGCTGCCGGGTTCGAGGACCCTGATCTGCTCGACCAGTCGCTCACCGAAGGCCCCCTCGGTTTCACAGACCATCTCCAGGTAGCGGACCTGGCGCAGTTTCCCCATGGCCCGGTTGCCCTCGGTGCGCCAGCCCAGGATCTGGGGAGCGCTGATCGGGACCAGATACGGCTTGCGGTCCGTCTGGGCCTGTTCTTCGGCAAGGGTCCGCGGGGCGGTGGAGGCGTCGGGATAGTCCACCAGCACGCTGTCGTGCCCGAAGAGCAGGCTGTTTACCAGCATCCTGCGGGCAAACTCGTTGAGTGGGGTGCCGTCGCCGGTGACATCTTTCGCCCACTCAGTCCAGAACTCTTCATCGCCACCTTCCAGGTGGATGCCCTTGCGGAGAATCGTTCCTGCGGCCTGTGCGGCGAGGCGATTCAGAAACGGTGGCATCACCGCATGGAAGATCCGGCGGTTGTAAGCGTCGTCTGGCTCCTCGGGTTCTCTGGGAATGATTTGCTCGGCGTTGGCGCGGATCGCTTTTGTGCCGCCGATGCACAGATTGATGGGATCCCAAAACGGCATCATCGAAAAGACCGCCGCGGTCTTGCTGCTGGGGTCCTCCTTTCCGCCAGGTGGGGGCTCGGAGTTGCTGGCAGGTAAGCCAGGCGGCAGCATCACTCCCTGCTGGGAGTATCTGCCCCACTCGCCGCCGTTGGGGTAGGTGCTGCCGGAAATTGCCATAGGGCAATTCTATGGGAGTTGCTATGCGGCACCAACTGAGTTCAGTAGACGCGGAACTTGCTGTCTCCCAGGCTCCAGCGGCGCAGGGGGGCGAGGTAGCTGATCGCGTACCCGAGGCCATCGACGGGCCCTGAGATGTCGTCGAGGCCGCCGGATCCCTTGAGGGGCTTGCCGGTTTTGTCGTAGGTCTGCTGCTCCAGGGCCTTGATCAGGTATTTGCAGCGGCTGTGGACCCGGAGGCGGTCGGCTAGGAGGAGGACGTTCACCGCGTTCACGCGGTCAGACACCTGCGGGTTGGCAGATTGCACCTTCACTGCGAAACCGCCCTTCTTCAGCAAGGACAGGTCGGACTCGGAGGCATTGGTGGTGGTGCGCTGTTTAGATGCAGCGTCGGGGATTACGACTAGGTTCTCTTCAAGTAGCTGGCGCTTGTATATGTCCCTGAGGGAGGCGACGACGGCCGGTGTGTCCTTGGGGTGGTGCTCGTGGACGACGTGGTATTCGTCCCCGCGGCGCACCATGACGATGCAGAAGCAAGCGGCCACGTTGAAGTCGATTCCGACGTAAACCCTTTCCCCATCTTGGATCTCGGCGTCGGTCCAGTGGCGGTCCCGGTCGAAGGGGTGATAGACGGTGGTGTTTTCGAGGTTGGTGAACTCGCCTTGGATGTAGCTGGCAATTAGGTTTGTATCATAGTTTTGGTATAGCGAATCGATGAATCCGGGGGGCAGGTGGGGGTTATCTGTGGTTGCGGCCTTGATGAGGCGGCGGTCGGGGTTATCGCCGTTCTCAACGAAAGTTCGGTACATCCATTTATATCCTTCAGGCGTGGATGCAACAGCTAGCTGGGGCTTTTTACCGCCGCGGAGACGGGCGAGGAACATTTCGCCGGCTTTCTGTGCAACGTCGGGGGGAGATGTATCGATTTCGTCAGCTAATATGAACGAAAGATTCTGGCCCCTAATTCTATTCCATGTCTCAGTTGCCCTACAAAGTATAGTTGTAGAGCCGTGGGGGGTATGTATAACGTATTCGGGCTGGGGGGATACACGGAAGTCGTGTTCGATGCCGTATTCCTCCAGGTAGTCGTCGAAGCTGCGCATCCAAACGTCCCTCAAAAGGATGTTGGTAGGCTCGAAGACGGCTCCAACGGTGCCGGGGTTGTCCATGGCGAGCACCAGAGCCTTGGCGCAAAGGCTTCGGGTCTTACCGGCACCGAACCCGGCGCAGAAGCCGAGGATCAGGTGCTCGTTGTCGTTTACGAAGTCAGCCTGGGCCGGTAGGAGCCCTGCCATGATCCGGGCCCGCAGGCTTTCGTAGCTCTCGGTGCAGCGGGTGGTGGATCCCGTGGGAGGGGATAGGCAAGGACCTGCGGGGATCCAGCTCAGCAGGGACAAGGGGATAGGCGCTTATCTACTTAGGTTAGAGGAGGTCTTCCCAAAGCTCGAGGTCCTGGGGGTTGGGGGATTCGGATTCGGCCAGCACAGCCCCCTTCATGGCCACGAGGGGGATCGCCAGCAGGCTGAAGCCCAGGGTGAGGGGTATCAGGAGGATCCCGGCCCCGAGGGCCAGCATCAGCTCGTCCTTGGCACGGTCCGAGGTGTAAGGGCGGCTGTGGCGGTAGTAGCGCATCGCGTGGCTGCGGCGTCCCATAGCTGTGTACCTAGGTAAGTAATCACAGTATAGGCCCCCAAATGCCGGTGGGGGCAGGTTGCCTGGGGACTTTGGGGACCCCTGGGGGTAGGTCTGTGAGACCGAAGGGGGTAGGGACCCTTAAACAGCTAGGTACTCGTACCCACCGGTTTGCCCTCAGACCCACCCCCTCTACCTCTTCCCCTGATTCGCGCTTGCCCGGGGGTAGGCCCACTGTCTTGCGTACCTGTGGCCGTGACAGGTACGCAAAGGGTTGGACACCAGTTGCCGCAACGGTTTTGGCTTGTCCAAGGGCCACATTTGGCCCTTGTCCAATGGTCCGCTGCCCCCTGCTGCCGATCCTGTGGAGAATCTTGCCGCGGGCCGTGGGGGCCATCGGGGCCAAGGGCCGGTGGGCATGGGGTACGGGGGGCCCGGATATGTGAGAGAGCAGATGGGATGTGAGCCGCGGTCACTGGTGAGCGGTCACGGGTGAGCGGTCACTGGTGGGCCATGGGGTTCTGGGCCATGGAGCTTTGGGGCACGGGGGCCATGGGGGGCAAGATGGGGGGCAAGATGAGAGGCACCGGCCGCCATAGAAAAACCCCGCGGGCTGGTGGCCTACGGGGCTGTTGGTTGTTGCGGGCCCTGGTGCTTGTGCTCCTAGTTGCCGCGGTGACTGAGCCCTAGCAGGTCAGCTTGGAAGCGAAGCGCACCGATAGCGTTTGAGAGCTGGCGGGTTTCCTTTGCCATCTTGAGGATGTCAGAGGCTTGCTCGACCATTTGCGCGGCGATCTCCTGCCGGTCAATGGTGCTCAGATCCAGCAGCATTGCCCGCCGAGCGGCTTGCATCCTGCTCTCTGCGGCTCGCGTTTTCAAATCCCAAGCCTCCAGGCATTTAATGCGGATCTGGCTGGGCCGGTAGCCTTCAATGATCCAAGCTCGGACCTGATCGATTTGCGCGGCAATCTCCATCACGTCATGACGTGCGCGCCGTGTCGGTTTTTCTTTCTCCGCTGCGGCGCTATCGGCCATCGTGGTAGGTGCGCTTGCTCGCTTTAGATTAGCGTTCCCATTAAAAATGGGCCCCGGTGGTGGGGCCCTGGTGGTTGGCGGCAGTGAAGCTGACGCGGGTTGCCGGTCTTGGCTGTTTGCTGGTGGCTGTTGATCAAATGCGGCCGACCGTATGGGCGATGCCTGTCTGTTCTGTCAGCTGGTCGGCTAGCTCCCATGCCTGCTCAGGGTTCTGCGGTGCTGGGATCAGTTCCCAGCATCCGGCCCGGATGA